TGAATAAGCTGCTCGGTCCTGATTATGACGCCTTTTGTCGCTCCTGCTGCCGAGAGCTTGCAGCGAGACTTCTGGCCTTGGTAATTCCTAAGACGCCTGTGGGCCAATACCCTAAGTCGTCCGGAAAGAAAGGCGGTACACTTCGTAGAGGCTGGGGTGCTAAAAGCGGTCAAAATGCTGTTCAGTACGCCCAAAGCTTACACGTCTCAAAGTCCGGTAACAATTACACTATTGAGATAGTGAATCCGGTCGAATACGCGTCCTACGTAGAATACGGGCACCGTACACGCGGAGGCGCTGGTTGGGTACCCGGTCGCTATATGCTTACCATCTCTGAGGAAAAGCTGCGACAAATGACCCCAGCCATACTGGAGCGCAAGCTTCAAGCAAAGCTTAAGGAGGTATTTAATGTCTGAGATAAGCACACAAAAAATTCTCGACGGCATTACGCTCGCCTTGCATGGTGAGTGGCCCGAGAGTCAGATTTTCGACGATGAAGTACAGCAAGGCTTAAAGCCCGGCGACTTCAACGTTATTCTTATGACTTCCTCACAGCAACAAATCGTCGGAGAGCGGTACAAAAGGACGCCGCTTTTCGACGTTTTGTATTTCCCCAAAAAGGGACGCGAGGAATGTTACGCGGTAGCAGATACGTTGAGTCTGCTCCTCAATGTTATATCTTTACCTGAGGGCGACCTACTTCGTGGAACAGGAATGGATTTTGAGGTGATTGACAACGTGCTGCACTTTTACGTGCGATACACGCACTACGTTCGCCGAGGTGAAATCGGCGAGCCGATGGAAAGCCTTGAAATCACACAAGGAGGTTAAGCTTTATGGCAAAAGAAAACATCGCTGCTGAAAAGGCAGCAACTTATTCCAAAGAGCAGATTTTGCAGTCCGCGAAGTATGCAACTCGTCGCGACCTGCTAACTGCTATCTTGGAGGAGAATCGTGCCTACACTATCGACGAAGTAGAGGCGCGAATCGAAAAATTTATGAAAGGCAAGGTGAACTAATATGGCACTTGGTGGCGGAATTTTCACCGCGCAAAATAAGGTTTTGCCCGGTTATTACGTCAATTTTTCCAGCGCTTCTCGTGCTGCTTCCGCTTTGTCGGAGCGTGGCACGGTAGCAGTCCCTCTCGTGCTTAAGTGGGGTCCTACCGGTACGGTGTTCACCGTGACTAACGCGGACTACCAGAAAAACTGTCAGAAAATTTTCGGCTTCGCAGCTGACGCGCCGGAAATGCTTCCTGTCAGAGAGCTCTTTAAGAACGCCAGCCAGCTTCACGTTTTCAGACTTGATAACGGTGGCACGGCTGCGACCAACACTTACGCAACGGCCAAGTACGTCGGCACTCGTGGCAACGATATTAAAATCGTTATCGCAAAGAATGTGGACGACGCTACAAAGTGGGACGTTTCCACTCTCCTCGGTACTGCTCTCGTTGATATTCAGACGGTAGCAAGTGCTAAGGACCTCGTAGCTAACGACTACGTAACCTTTAAGACTTCTGCAACTCTTGCAGCAACTGCTGCAACTCCTTTGGAGAACGGCACTGACGGCGCAGCTGTTACGGGCGCTCAGTATCAGGCATTCCTCGACAAGATTGAGGCTTATAGCTTCCACGCTCTTTGCTGCCCGACTGATTCTGCTGAGACTATCAGCGTATTTAACGCATTCACAAAGCGTATGCGTGATGAGGTCGGCGCTAAGTTTAAGGCTGTTGTCTATAAGACTGCCGGAGACTATGAGGGCATTATCAACGTTGAGAACACTGTTCACGATGAAAATGCTCCTGCGTATGGCCTCGTTTACTGGGTAGCTGGCGCTGAGGCCGGCTGTGCGGTTAACAAGTCTAATACCAATAAGAAGTACGACGGCGAGTTTACTATCAACGTCGACTATACTCAGGCTGAGCTTGAGGCTGGTATCAAGGCTGGTAAGTTTATGTTCCACAACGTCAACGGCGAGATTCGCGTACTCGAGGATATTAACTCGCTTACTACTATCTCCGACGAAAAGGGCGCAGACTTCCAGTCTAATCAGACTATCCGCGTTTGTGACCAGATTGCAAATGACGTTGCTGTCATGTTCGCTACTCGCTATCTCGGCGTTGTACCGAACGACGCAAGCGGTCGCGTGAGCTTGTGGAATGACATTTGCAAGCTTCATCAAGAGCTCGAAACTATTCGCGCTATTGAGAACTTTGACACCGGCAGCGTATCTGTTGAGCAGGGTAATAGCAAGAAGGCTGTTGTATGCAACATTGCCGGCCTCAATGTTATTAACGCTATGAGCCAGCTCTACATGAGCGTTGTTGTGGCGTAAGGAGGTAAGAATCTATGAATCAGGCTATTATGAACGCTATGGACGCAATCGCCGGCTCTCAGGCTTCTGCGTACGTAACTATGGCTGACGGTAACAGATATTGCTTCATGCAGCTCTACTCTTTTGAGTCCAGCATTGAAGTCAATGTCGTAGAGGTGCCGATTCTCGGTAAAACCGGCAAGGGCAACAAGCCTGCTGGCTGGACCGGCTCTTGGAGCGGCACTGCTCACTACAATCAGTCCGTCATGAGAGCTATGTGGCTTGAGTACAAAAAGACTGGTATCATGCCTCTCTTTGATATTCAGGTAACAAATGAAGACCCAACCGCGTCTGTGGGTCGTCAGACTATCATTCTTAAGAACTGTCTCTCTAAGGGTGGTATTTTGGCTAAGTTTGACGCAGACTCCGATACGCTCGACGAGGACCTTGAGGGTACTTTCGACGATTGGGAAATGCCCGAGCAGTTTACTATGCTCAACGGCATGCAGTAACAAAAACTATTTAGGAGGAAAAGTTTTATGGCTAAATCACTCAGCGCGTTTCTCGCGCAAAATGCAAAGAAAGTTGACAATCAGTTTATCGCTGCGTCCCCTCGCTTCGTAGGTGAGGACGGCAAGGCTATCCCGTGGGAAATCTGCTGTATCACGGCAGACGAAAACGCGGCTATCCGTAAGGGCTGCATGCGCAGCGTTCCCGTTCCCGGTCGTCGTGGACAGTTTACGCAGGAGTTTGACGCTATGGCTTATCAGGCCAAAATCTCTGCTCGCTGCACTGTGTTCCCGAATTTGAATGACGCAGAGCTCCAGGCAAGCTACGGCGTTATGGGCGCGGAAAAGCTTATCACAACTATGCTTACTGCGGGAGAGTTTGAGGACTACTCTGCAAAGATTCTCGAGCTCAATGGTTTTTCGGCCTCTGACGAGCTGATTGACGAAGCAAAAAACTAATCACCGGAGGCGACCCGGAAGCAAATTATGCTTACTATTGCCTCCACAAATTTCGCTGGAAACCGCATGAATTTTTTGAGCTCGACCCTTATGAGCAAGCCTACGTTATAGCGGCTATCGATATTAAGGTCGAGAATGACAAGAAGGAGGCGCAGAAAGCGAAAAGCAAAGCCAGAAAGAGATAGCAGCAGACGAGGTCCCTCTCGTCTGTTTGCTTTTCTCAGGAAAGGAAGGTGTTTATGGCTTCGATTAAATCACAGTTAGTGCTTTCCGATGGCATGACCGCGCCGCTTAAAAGTATCAATAAAGCACTTAATTTGGTACTTAGCAGCTTCGAAGCTACTCAGCGTGCGTCCGGTAGAGCCATTAACACCGCCAGCATATCCTCAGCCCGTGCGGAGCTCGGTAGAGCTAACGCGCAGATTGAGGAGATGGAGCGCACTTTGCAGGATTGCGGAAATCAGCAAGATAACCTTAATAAGCGTATTTCTACTGGCACAAACAAAGCCGGTGGCTTCCTAAGTAAGATAAAAGGTATTGCTGCAACCTACCTCGGTATGAAGGGCATAAGTGAGATGACAAGCCTGTCTGACACTTTAACAAGTAGTCGGGCCCGCTTATCACTCTTAGTCGATGATGAGGGTAGTGTAGCCGCCCTTGAGCAAAAAATCTATGCCTCTGCGCAAAGCGCAAGAGCGTCTTTTACTGACACCATTGGGACCGTAGCAAAGCTTGGTCTCGTAGCAGGTAAAGCTTTTGAGGACGCAAACG